ACATGCCGGCCGATGGTACAACCGAGCAATCGGTCAAGGCGGGCACTACCACCGTGACGTGGAAAGACCTGCGCGACTACGACGGATTCGCCGTCGGAGCCTGTCAGGCCGTCAAGGGCGGAAACGGTATGATCGAACTTTCGATCTACGCCGCTGAGAGCGCCACGGGCACCAACGCGACGGAGATCAAAACCACCGGCGTCATCGCGGCCGACGCGATTGGCGACTACGCCTTGCTGGAATGCACGGCGGAAGAGATCGCACAGATTGGCCGGGCCGCCGGCTACGCTCTGCGGTACGTGGCAGGTTACATCGACAGCCACCACAACGACGACGAGCAGGGCGTGGTGTACATCCGGTTTGGCTGTAAGGCCCAGGTGACGGGATTGTCGGCAACGACGATTTCGTAGTGCAAAACCACGAAGCCGGGGCGTCGGCAACTTCGCCCACGCCCCGGCGTTTTTTCTCTCAACCAACTTTCGTAAGGAAAAACCGAAATGGGACTCTCAAGAACTGCTCTGTTTGTTCGTCGCTCGGTCGGCGGCCTGTTTGCCGTAGAGGATATGGGCGTGACCACCGGCGCTCGAATCTTCGTCAATTCCGTCACCGGCACGAATGGCGGCGGCTACGGCACCGGCCCCGATAAGCCGGTCGCCACACTCGATTACGCCATCGGGCTTTGCACCGCGAGCAAAGGCGACATCATCTACGTCATGCCGGGCCACGTTGAGAATTTAGCGACGGCTACGGCGGTCAACCTGGACGTGGCGGGCGTCCGCGTGGTCGGATTGGGGCAAGGTCGCCTTCGTCCGCAATTCACGATCACGGCCGCAGCAGGTTCGATCACTGTTGGTGCGGCGAATTGTTCGATTGAAAACATCGACATCGTCAACAACTTCTTGAATATCGTTGCCTCAATCACCGTTGCGGCGGAAGGAACAGGGCTGACGCTGAAAAACGTCGGCATTTACGATACGTCGGTCATCCTTGGCTCGCTGATCGGAATTAAGATTGCGGCCTTGGCCTCCGACGTGACGATCGAGAATTTCAAGTATCAGAGCCTCTTGCTTACGGCGGAGGCCACGAACTGCATTCTCTGTGCAGGGGCTGCGGATCGACTCACCATTCGGGACGCCACCATTCATGGTGGTTTTTCCAACATGGTAATCGGGGCCGAAACGGCGGCGAGTGTGGACATGGAATTTCGCCGGCTCATGGTTTACAACGCGGGAACCGGCGGCGGCGTCCACGTACATGCAAGTTCGACCGGAATGGCCGACGACGTTTATATATTCAATGCGGCGCACACCGTCATTGCTTTCACCGGCGAGGCGATCATGCGGCGGAACCTCTGGTACACCAACGTCGTTGGCCTGACTGGCATCGTCAATCAGGCGGCCGATGCGTAGTGTTCGGCCCGAGCCGGGAAAGGCGGTCCGATGCACAACTACAAGCGAACCGTGGCGCCGACGCTTGAACCCGTCACGCTGGACGAGGTCAAGACGCATTGCGCTGTTGACGGGAACGGGCACGACGGCTACTTGGCCGAACTGATCAAACGGGCCGCGGAAACCGTTGAAAAATTAGTGGGCCGGCAGATCATGCCTGCCACCTGGACGCTGACGATGGGCTGCTTCCCCAGCGAGATTTTGCTGGGGAGGCCGCCCGTGTCGACAGTGACCTCGATTGCATACTACGATGCGATGGGGGTGCTGCGGACACTGGCGGTCACCCAGTATCAAGTGGATATGTCCACGCAGGACGGGCCGGCGCGGATCAAGCCCGCCTACGGTTTGGTTTGGCCATCAACACAGAGCGACACCTACAACGCGGTGGTGGTGACTTTCACGGCCGGCTACGCCAGCGCGGCGGTAGTGCCGTTGGCGATAAAACACGCAGTGGCGTTTCTGGTAGCCCACTGGTTCGCTTCTCGCGAGCCGGCGGCGGAAAGCCCGCTGTCGTCCATTCCCAACGGGCTGGCCATGCTGCTTTCGCTAGAGGATTGGGGAGGCTACGTATGACTGCGGCCGCAGGCAGACTCACCAGTCGCGTGACGATTCAATCGCGTGTGCTTGCCGTGGCGGACGCCTACGGCGAACAGGCCGAAACATGGTCCACTGTAGCGACGGTGTTTGCGGAAGTAAAAACGCTCGACGGAACCGAGGCGTGGAAAGCGATGCAGACCCAGCCGGAGGCCACGATCCAAGTCACGATGCGCTACACCTCCGAAATGACTCCAGACAAGCGGTTGCTGTTTGGCGAGCGATACTTGTACCCACTGTCAGTTGTGCCGGACATTCGCAATCGTGAGTTGCGAATTATGTGCAAGGAGCGGCTATGACCTCCGAACAGCGAATGGCGGCCGAACTTAACGCCACTGCGGGCGTCACCGCCCTAGTGGGCAGTCGCATTACGCCGCTATATCGCAAACAGGGTTCTCCGCTGCCAGCGGTGGTCTACGAAGTCATCAGCGACGAGCCGTTGAACTGGGCGGGAGGAACCACTGGCAATTCGCAGATGAACTTGCGAATCTACTGCATGGCGGCAAGTTACCTCGGAGCCAAGGAACTAGGGGCCGCGGTGCAAACCGTGCTGAGCGGATGGAACGATGATGATGGCCGCGTGTGGCACTTGCTGTCGCAGAATGACGATGTGGGGGACCCGATCCCCGGCCAGGACGTGCCTGAGTTCTACGCCATCGACCAAAGCTACACCGTCTGGCACGAGGTGGCGGCATGAAACTGAAAATTCTTGACGATGCCGCCGTAATTTCGCAGTTCACCCGGCTGAAAAAGCACATCCGCGACCAGGCCCTGAAGCCGTTGGTGCAACAGATTGGCCGGATGGTGGCCTCGGCGGCTATGGGCATGGTGCCGAAACAGACCGGCTTGCTGGCTCGCTCAATCGGCGTGAGCTCCGTGAAGCTCTACAAGGCAACTGGAAGCAACGCCGTTGATCCGAGCCAAAACGTCACTGGGAGATTGGGGACCAGCGGACCAGCAGACGTGGTGTACGTGGCCGTCGGTCCTCGCCGCGGTTTCGGCCGCCAAGTAGCTCGCAACGCGAAAGGCAAACTGAAGATTCTCGGCAAAAAGGCCAGCGGCGGTGTGTTGCGCGATCCGGTGAAGTATGGCCACCTCGTGGAAGGCGGTCACCAGATCGTAACCGGCGGATTCGCGCCTGGTACTCGACGTTTTAGTTATTTACACACAACGCCAGGCGGCAATGTGCGGCGACTTCGTGCCGCGGGCCGCCCTTCCGGTCAGGTTGGCGGCTTTGTCCCGCCGCGTCCGTTCATGGCCCCGGCTGCCGCTGCTGTTGAACCAGCAGCCCAAGCGATGGCAGAAGCACTGGTCGGCGCGGCGGTGGCCAACATCAATTTCAGCAGATAAAGGAGCGTTAGAATGGCTCAAGAAGTTTTCAACGACGTGGATGTGACCTGGACCCCGGCAGCAGGCCAGGCCGTCACGGTTCCACATACCACAGTCACGTTTGACGACGGGGCCGGCGAGTGTGACACGTCATCCGCCGCCGACACCGAACACACTGCCCATGACGGCATTTACGACCCCAGCGTCACGGTGGCGTTCAAGGGTTCCGGGGCCGGAATGGTGTTGGGGGCTAGCGGCGCCTTGGCCGTGACTAACGCCGCCGGAACGTTGGCCAATTGTGCCATCTTCGAGAAGTCCGTCGATGGCTCAGAGGATGGCGCAATTGAGGGCTCGATCACGCTCTGCCCGATCCCAGCCGCCTAACAAACACGAGGTAAAGCATGTCCACTGCATTTAACGGAACCACGGTTTTAATCGCCACTGTTGCGGTTGCGCAAGTCAAGTCGATTAGCTACCGCGGCTCGTGCGCCAAGGTTCCCATCACCGGAGCCGACGCCGCCACGCGGCTCTATCATCCGGGCCTGCCGTCCGAAGTCCTCACGATCACCAAGGTCGGCAGCGATTCGCACGTAAAGGGCACCACGCCGGCAATCGTCGTGACCTGGACCGACGCAGGCACCGACGGCAGCATGACCAAGGGCCGGCTGATGAAGACGCCAGGCATGAGCGGTTCGCTGGACGGACCGAACCACAGCACGTTGATTTACAAGAAATCAAAGTAGGAGCGATCAATGTCTCTGCGTGAAGATCTACAGAAGCGGACGAAGGCAGCCAAGCCGGTCCAAGTGGTTCCCACGCCGGAATGGTCCGACCACGATGGCGACGTGTTCATGCCCAAGGTCACGGCCAGGGATATGGATCGTTGGTACGAGCAGGCGGGGGCCGGCAACGGCCGAGCCGTGTATGTGGCCATGTTCGCTTGCGACTCGGTGGGAAATCGACTGTTCAACGACACCGACGCCGCCTGGTTAGGCGAGGAAGACTTTGCCTTGATTGATCGGTTGTTTGCCGCCGGGATGGAGCTCAACCGGACCTCGGCGGCGGCCCGCGTGGAACTGGAAAAAAACTTGCCGAGCGGGACGGACGGAGGCGGTTAGCCTTCCTCCTTGCCCGCACGGTGGTGCACACGCTTTATGTGGACGAAATGCTGGCCGAGTTGCCGGCGGAGTTGTTTCAGGAATGGCTTGCTTACTTTCGCATCGACCCCTGGGACGAATACCGTGGCGATCTGAGGTCGGGGATTGTGGCCTCGATAGCGGACGCGCAGCGGGTGAACGCCCGAGTAAAACCGCCACTGGATTACATGCCCTTGTGCAGGGCAGAAAGAAAGCGGCCGGCGGACCAAAAGGCGCTGCGAAAGACGTTCGGGAGTTTTGCGGAGAAGTGGAATAAACGATAACCTTCCGCTTGCGGTTTAACAGAGGCGTTTCATGGCCGGTTCGGTTGGACCACTGAAAGTTGGCGTTGCGGCTTCGGTCGGCGATTTCGCCGGGCCGGTGCGCGATGCGATACAGGGGGCCAAGCGGGAAGTTGACAACTTCAATAAGACCGCCAAGGTTGCTCGCGCCGGCGAGCAAGACGCTTGGGTCCGGGCCATGCGTGGGCAGGGCGGTCCGCTGCAAAATGCCGGGGGGATGCTGGGCGGCTTGAATCGGGGCAACTCCAATTCCTATCTACGCGGCGCGGCGGTCCAGTACGCCAACCAGAACGTCGCATACAGCACGATGAGCGCTGCGGACGTGGCGAAGGCAATGAGTGGCGGCGGTGGTGGAGCGGCCGGGGAGGGAGGCGGCGGTGGCGGTCGCGGCGGATGGGCCGGAGGGGTCAGCTTGCGAGGGCTTCGGGGTTTTGTTGGCGGGACGGCAATGATGGCGCTACGGGCCATTACAAATCCAGTTTCGCTCGCCGTAGCGGGCGGCTATGCGGCCTACCGCGCCGGTTCGGAAGCACGAGAAGCGGGAATCTCCGGCAGCGCAGTCGGCATGAGTGCATCTGAATATGCCGGGATGTCTCGCCGGGCATATTGGGCGGGAACATCGCCTAGTAATGTTGCTGGTGGCATCAGTCACTTTGAGCAACTAGGGGCGAGCTCTAAAGTTGGAACGGCTGGCATGTCTATTTCCGCCGCGATGAATCGCATTGGCGATGTCATGGATAAAACAAAAGACCCGGTTGAAAAGTTGCGCCTTGGTATTCAGCTTTTTGGCGACCAAGCCGTCGCCACGATGAACACGATCCAAACCGGCCGCCAATGGGGCAGTAAACGCCTTTTTTGGGAACCTACCGGCTTAGAAATGCTGCAAAACAAATGGGCGTTTGGCGAGGGAAAGGGGATATTTGACGCGGCTGCTGGACTTGGCCAGCGAGCAGTGGGCTCAACAATCGGACTAGCTCGCTGGGCAGGTGCAGGATTTTCGACTGGTCCGGGGTCCGACGAACTCGCAAAAGAACTGCGGCTTAACGCTACCCAGCGGGAGCAAATGAAGTTAGCTCCGAAGCTAAAGGCAATTGAGGATGCAAAGAAAACCACACTCGCCACGCCTTACGAAAGGTTCGATTTTGATTTACGCCAGATCGGCGCAAACCGCGTCAACAAATGGTACAGCAAAGACAAAACTGAAAATGATATGTTTGCCGGCCGTGCGGGAGCGCTGGCGGCCGGACAATACGCCAGCACCATCGGCAAACCGGGGCCGCTGGCCGGGGCTTATGAATCCAGCAGCGTGGCTGGCTACTCACAAATGACCGAAGCCGCCTACAACCTGAGCGCCACCACTACCGCAGCAGCCGAGACCAATAAGATTCTCCGCGAATTACTGGGGCCGAACTCGCCGCTGCTAACAGCGATCAACAAAGAGCGAAACTTCCAGCACCAGGGGCCGAAGTAATGACCATGAGCGCCGCCACCTTGGCCTACTCGCAACGCGGCGTCAGCGCCCGTGCTGGATACCACTATTCCGCATTTTTGGTCTACAACGTCCTGGACGTGGGGGCGGGAGAAGACCCAACGCAAGCCGACGACCTGCCGTATCTCGGACAGAAAGATACAGTGCTGGGCTACGAGGCAGTGTGCATTAACTTGTCGTCGCGTCTACATCCTGAATTGGAGAGCGCCGCCCAGGTGACGGTTGAATGGGTGGAAGACCCGCTCTCCATGCCGCCGGAGGTGTCATATTTCACTTCACACAAACAGGTAGCTGCGTGGCTGGCCACTAGGGCGCTGTTGGGTATTCCCACAGACGAAGCTCGTTCGTTCATGGGCACGGATGGAGAGTGGAACGGCTACGGAACGCGATTAAAAACAGAAATAGTTCCCCGCAATTCAGCCGGCGACCTCTACAATCCTCCGCTGTCGATGGACAAGCCGCTGATTCGTCTAGAGGTTGTTCGCCGCCGTTCGTGTGAAGAGTGGTACGCGGACACGATCCTGTATACAAAAAAAACAAACCTCAACCCCTTCGCTATCGAATATCTCGACGGCAACGGCGATGTATGTTGGGACGGCGAGTTTGATCCCGGCACGGTTCTGCTTTCCGACATTCGCGCTCCAATGATCCGCGAGCCGTACTACCACCGCATGGTCACGTATTGCTTTGAGATCGACCCAGAGACTTGGCTGAAAAAGGTGCCTAACATGGGGCCGCGAGTGGTCAAACCGGGCGGATCGGACTCCGGCACGTCCAAACTCGAACTGCCATTAGACGACGCGGGAACGAAGTTTCATGGCAGTGTACCGCTTCGCCCCGGTGGCGAGCAAGTATCGGCCGCCGATCTGATGGGTGGCAAAACCTACGACAACATCTTCGAGATTTACGACCGCATCGACTTTGACGAACTCGGCACTACGACCGCCTCGGGGTACAAGGGCGTGTTCGATTGGGAGCCGGATCCCGACACATTTCCAGCACCTGGGTAGGAGAACCAAATCATGGCATCCGCAAGAGACCCCAATGACCACGTATGGTCAGGCTCGCACACCTTTACTGGCGGCATGAACATTCCCGCCTCTAGTGTCGAGGATAATCAAGTTTCGGCTACCGCCAACATCGGCGAAGAGAAGCTGGAGCACCGCCGCGGATTTTTACACACCCAGACTGGCGCCGTGGCCGCCCTCACGGAAAACGTCTTTGTCGCCTACCGGGCCGGCACGCTGTTGTCGTTGAAGTGCGAGGTGGACACCGTGGCCACGGGCGCCGACCGCACGGTCACGGTGGACATCAAGAAGTCCACGGCCGCCGGTGCGTTCGCCTCCGTCTGCACGCCCAAAGTGCTGAACAATGGCAGCGTGGCCCGCACCGTTTACGACGTGACCCTGACCGGCACGCCTACGTTTATCGAGGACGACGTTTTGCAGATCGTGGTCACGGTGGCCGGTTCCGCCAGCAATCAAGCCATCGGTCTGATCGTCTACGGCGTGGTGGCCGAGAACGGGGCCTAAACATGGCCGGAATAAGCGACCGCTGGGCCGACAGCCTGACCCGGATGACGCAGGACTGGTATCAGCAGCCTCGCGGCGTGCCGGACCAGTTGCCGTATCCGTTCCGGGCGATAGAAGGCGTCCTCGCCGTTGAACTCAAAACCAGCATTACCCCCGGTGGCAGCGCGACCGGCTGGGTACTCTCCTGGGACTCCGATCTAAACGACTTTTCGGACCCGCCATACGACGAGACGGAAGACACCACGATCACGGTGTACGATCCCCAGAATCGTCACCGCTCTCTCGGCTATGACAACACGGCCAGCGGCGAACGCGGCGCGATCGTGTACGTCGATAGCAACAACGCCGTGGTGGCGGGCATTCAACAGGCCCGCATGATCCGTTGCCAAGCGAAGATTGCGAGCGGCAACACGCTCTCGATTGTTGATCACGTCGCCCCGATGGATTCCGGCCAGAGTCCGGTTGCTGAGGCCACAACGGAACTGACGCTATCCGCAAGCGGTTGGGAAACCGACAACGACGCTTGGGGAATTGCAACGTGGGACGAGGTTGCGGCGGCGTACAGACCGTTAGATTTCCCTTGCCCGGCATAACGCATGGCCAAGTCCCTTTACCACCGTGGCCTTCTCCTCCCCGATTCTTTCGGAGCGCCGCAAGTCTGGATTCCACGGGAGCCGTGGCGGAAGAGGAGCTTGATTGATCCGAGGCGGTGGATGAGCAGGAGAAGGTGTTGCTGCGGCGGTGGAGTATGTTGTGATATTTGCAATCTAGCGAACGAATTGTTGACTACACTGCCCGACAGATGGACCGATCACCCTGGATGGTGCCCGCCGCCTTATTACGAACACACATGCGCTGATTGTCATGGTGATTTTGTGGTGCAGTGCGCATCTGCATGTAACTGGACATACGTTTCGCTAGCGTGTTCGGGTGGTGGTTATGGTTATGCTACGTTTTCGATTTTGCTGGAAGTGGCCTCATCGCCAATAACCATATCTCTACGCTCTCAGTACACAATCAGCAACACTGGCGAATACTCCGCTTCTCTGTACGGCGCAGAGGTCGATTCATGCGATGATTTAACGGGTTCCGTGGAGTTGCCCTGGATCGCTAATGATTCTAATGGCGCAATCCCTCCGTGTATCCAAGGCGCGTCGGCATCTGCGTTTGTCGCATTTTAATATATGATCGACTGCATCCCCGACCCCTCACAAACGAAGTGCATTCACTGCGGCTGGGTAAAGTCGGAGAAGATCAAGAGTTGGCCACGGAGGAATTGTCCGCGCAGCCCGAACTTGGAACCGGCGGCGAAACGATTGGGCCTGACGCTGGCCGACTGCCAAGGATTCCACCAGGAACTGAATATCTGGCAGAATCATGGCTACCCCACGCGAACCGAGTCGGAGATCGCCTCGTGCGAGGCGGTGTGCGAGACGTGCGGTAACTACGGAGAGGCCGTAGAATCCGAAGGCTGGCCGGAGCAATGCCTACACGGCTGTGCGAATCAGGTGAAGAAACGAGAGAAACGCCTGCCGCTGGAACCGCTTTGGGCGATGGCTACGGCCCATTGCGCCTTGGCACTCTGGCCGGGCGACTCCGCCCCGCCGGCCACTGTAGTTGCCGTCACCCCGCAATAGCGTACACTGGGGCCGCGGCGAGGTGGTCCACAACGCGATCCTAGCCCCGATCCGCCCGTCCCCATGATCCCGGCCCCGCCGGCCGGAACGCTCCAGCGTCGATCCTGGGGCACCTGGGGGCGAGCCCGACGCCGCCGACACTCCACACATATTCCACACATATTCCACACATACTCCACGGTAAAACGTAAAGTATTGCTTGACTTCTTGGCGATACCTGATATAGTAGTAGGTAGATCAAGCGAACGACTTGATCGGGCCGGCGGGCCGAAACGCAGCAGGCGAAAGCCTGAATCCGAAAGGAACTTTACCATGCTTCTTAGTCTTCAATTAGATTCCGTTAACACCCACCTTCCGTTGAGGGAGCGCATTCGAGTTGCCCTGGCGGCTCAATCACGCCGCCTGTCGCGTGCTTCTGCGATTGCCTCGGCCACGCCGGAGCAACTGCACGAACTCAATCGCAGTCTGGGAATTTTAACGCACCTGACAGGCAACCGCGTAAAATACGCGGAACACGTTGCCGCGCTGGATTTGCCAAAGCCGAGTGACTTCACTGAGATGGAGTGTCTGGGTAATCTGATCGCCGACGCAGAGGCGGCTTACGGCGAGGCGCTGCAGGCTGTTTACGGTTCGGAACTCGAAGAGACTTCCGAGGCCGAAGTCGAGGGAATCCTTCGCGGCTACTTGGCTGCGAGGGGCAAGATTTACGAGCCAGGCAAGGCCAATGCGAGCCGATAGCCTACCCTCGTGCCTGCGCCTACTCCGCCTGTTGCGCGAGCCGCATACAATTGCGTGTCTCGCGCGACAGGCCGGAGTGGCGGAAAAAACCGTCAGGCGCGACATTGCGCGACTGAGGGCAGTCGGAGCGGCTTTTTTGTAGCCACAACAATGCCCCTCCCTGAAAACGTCCGCACTCGCCGCCGTAAGCTGAAATTGACCCAGCCCGCCCTCGCCGCGACGGTCGGGGTCAGCCGCGCGGCCATCGCTCAGATCGAGGCGGGCAAAATCTGGCCGGCGAAGGCCACGCTCTACCGGCTGGCCGAGGCACTCCGTACCACGCCCGGCCGGCTG